TCTTGAAGTACCAGGAGCGGTAGGCGGTCCGGAGCAGGGACTGGCCCTCGGGGTTGCCCTTGGCGATCGAGGTTCGGAACAGCAGGGACTTCTCGATCGGGATCACTGTGGTCTGGTAGCGGGGAGGGGCCATCTGCACCATCGCCCGGACCCCACCGGACTCGTCGAAGGACCAGCGCAGCAGTGTCTCCTGCGCGCGGATCGGGAGCTTCCTCCAGCCGATCTTCCCGTCCTCGTACTTGCTCCGCTTCTTCGGGTCCTTCTCCCAGGGACCGATCCGGCGCTTGTATACGATCTCGTGCCAGCTCCAGCCGTAGGGGAGCACCGAGAGCACCTCGCCGATGAAGTCGTCCCAGGAGTGGGACATGTCCTCCATGCAGCTCTCCAGGAACTCCTGGGCCTTGATCCCCTCATCGTCCTGGGTGGCAGGGAGCACCTTCCACTCCACCTCGCGGATCAACTTGTCGATGGCGAACAGCAGGGCCCCGACCATGGAGTCGTTGGCCGACATCTCCCGGTAGACCCGGACCGCCTTGCGCCCGCGTAGCGCGGGGAGGAACTCCTCATCGACATACCCGGAGACCCGCTTGACCCCGGTTACGCCCAGCTCGTCCATGGGTCCGACGCGCTGTGGGATCTCATCCCCGGCGTTGTCCTCGTCCCAGGTGGAGATGTCCCCCTGGGGCAGCCTCACGTCAGCCATGGATCACTTCTTCTTCCGGCCCAGGTTGTCCCGCCCCGCGCGCGGGTCACTGACCACACCGCGCTTGACGTCTCGTTTCGTGCCCAGACCCTGAGCCAGCATCCCGGCTCCAGCCACCCCAGCACCGGCAGCCGCCAGCTTCTTGTTGCCACTCATGAGACCGATCCCGGTCATCCCGCCACCTGCACCAGCCACACCCAGCGATGCGCCGTAACGGGCATGCGTCTTACGCTTCGACTTCTTGTCGGCCTTCGGTCCCCACTCCCCGCCCGGGAAGGGGGCCAGCTTGCTGATCTCACCGTGGTCCACTCCGAAAGCACTGATCATGACTTCAGTGTCTCAGCGCTGTCACACCAGCAGGTTGTACTCCTCGGCCACCTGGTCGTTCTTGTTCTCCACCGAGCCCACCGTCCAGTTCCCAGGCTTGCGCTTGGCATCCCGGTTCTCCTTCATCTCGGTCTCGATCCAGGTCGCGTCCATGGTGCCCGGGATCACGATCGGGTGGGCGGGGTGGGCACGCTTGGAGATCTGCCGCCAGACCAGGGCCATCGAGCAGATCTCGTCGGGCAGGTGGAACTCCTTGCCCCGCGCGTAGATCATCTCCACCGAGGCGTACAGGTGGTGCTTGTAGAAGGTGGAGATCCGAGGCACCTTCCACTTGTCGTTCTCGATCGAGGAGATGTACTCGCTGAGCATGTCGTCCCGCTTGGCCCCCACCATCTGGAAGCCCCGGGCCCGGCGGTCCACGTAGTCGGCGACCACAGCACCCAGGCCAGTGGCGTCGTGTATCCCCTCAGCGTTGTAGGCCTGCATCAGCTTGTTGAACATCCCGATCATCACCGGGTAGGGCCTGCGCCGCATCCTCATCCAGTAGGCGACCGTGACCGGGAACTGGGTCACGTTGGCCACCGTGATCACCGTGAAGTCCTGGGACTGGGCCCAGTCCGCACCGATCACGTACTCGGCATCTGACTTCGGCTCCTCGAACTTGTACTCCTCGTAGTCCTTGGAGACCTTCTGCTTGAGCGCGGTCTCGGGCAGGGAGAACATCCGCTCCACCGCATCGGAGTCGATCGCACGGTTGCCGATCGAGGGCTCGCCCAGGTCGTACTCCACCCGCCACATCTCGGCAGGGATCTCGCGCTTCTTCTCATCGATGGTCTGCTGGTCCAGCCAGCCGTCGACCGGGTTTGAGGTGTCCCGGTAGCACCAGGTGTAGATCGGGTCGTCGCGCTCCTGGAACCGCTGGAGGACCGTGAAGAAGGTCTTGTCCGGGTACTGCCAGGTCGAGGACATCGTGGTCTGCGGCCTGATCACCTCACCGCGCCAGTTGGTCTGCGGCATCGGCTGACCCAGGGCAGCATCCAGGATCGGCAGGTCCATCTCGTCGATCTCGTCCAGCAGCAGCTCGGGCGGGTGCGGGCCACGCACGGACTTCTGGGAGGCGGTCAGCGGCATGATCGTGGCCCCGTTGGTCAGCCTGATCCTGGTCGCGCTCTCGTCCTTGACCAGGTACCGAGGAGCGAACTCGGAGTCCCAGGCGTCGCGGATCGTGTTGTGGATGTTGATCGACTGGTTCAGGGAGCCGCCCACGATGTTCACATCCGCGCCCTTGATGGCAGCGATGGTCAGTCCCAGGATCGACATCAACCGGGACTTACCGGACAGACCACGGGAGCCGTGGATCAGAGCGGACTTGCTCCGACCGAAGTAGGCGTCGCTGAACACCTCGAACGGAGCGTTGTGCTCGGGGCAGACCTTGTGCCGCGGGATGGTGTGACCCCACAGGGTCCGGACCAGTTCGTACAGCTCGTTGTCCGTGCGAGGGCCTCGCTCCAGGATGATGCTCATCCTGACTGCGGCGGGTGCTCCACCAGCTCTCGCAAGGTGTACTCCGCTCCCTTGCGCGGGATGTAGATCTTGAAGCAGCCCGCCGGGGTATCCACGATGTAGTACCAGGGCACCGCATCGGTGTCAGTTGGAGTGACGAAGGCGGCGAACCCACCAACCTCCAGCTTCACCGTAGGAGCCAGACAGGCCCAGGCGATCCCCCGCTCGATCACCCACAACCGGCTCGGAGTGAACTGAACCCAGCCCTCGACCGGTTTGTCGTTCTTGGAGAAGGACCCAGTGACCACGCAGAGCCGAGGCATGGCTACTCCGATCTTGGATAGTCAGGCCCGGCAGGCGGAACCCCGGTACCCGGTCCGGTCGGTGAATCGGGCACCGAGGAGTTCGGGGTGACCACCATCCTGATCGCGATCGCCACCACCATCGCGACCACAGCCATGATCGATCCCACCTGCTCCTGGGTCAGGGTGACCCCGAATGCCAGCAGCAGGGCCAGGACGGTCTGCACCAGGCCGGAGATCAGCACCGGCTCCTCACGCAGGACCTTGCCCTGGAAGATGCTCATGAGGTGATCACGGACTTCGCGCCGGGGTTCTTGCTCAGGATCCGCTTCCCGCGCGGGGAGGAGATCAGGGATCGAGCGCGTGTCTCCACCGCGGACATCGCCTTGTTGATCTCGAAGTGCATGCCATCGGGACGGTTCTTATAGTCCCCTCCCCAGCGGATGCAGCCTTCGTAGAGGGTCAGCCGCTTGTGGATCGCGGAGAGCTCCTTGGCCGAGAAGGTCTTGGAGGTGGCGACACCCATCGGGTGCTTGGTGGCGTTCAGGTCTACCGCGGTACCCGAGGCGTGGTTGCTGATGAAGGTAGTCGAGCCCCGCACCGGCCTACTGGCCCAGCCCCAGTCGTCGTAGGTACCGAGATCGAGCTGCTCCAGCTCCTCGTCGAACCAGAGCGCCAGGTGCACCAGCAGGAACCCAGCTGACCCATCGCGTGCCTTCAGCTTGCGGTTGACCCCGGGCAGCACCCAGTTCCGCAGGCGCGGCAGCTTCCCGGTGACATCGCCGTCCAGGACCGCCCATCCGTTCGAGGAGGTGGCCATGACTAGCTCTCTTCCTGATCCTCTTCGCCGTGTCGCAGAGGGTCGTTCCCAGTTCCGGTATCAGGCTCGGTCTCGTCCTCGCGGGGTCGCTCGCTCACCGATGCTCCTCTTCCTTGGCGGTCGGCTCGGTCTCCTCGCCGGTCTCATCACCCGACAGCGGCTCGCCGTCGTCGTCGAGGTTGTCCTCGTCATCGGGGTCCAGGGTCGGCACCTTGCCCGCGGCGAACGCCGCAGCGCGCTCGGCATCCACTACCCGGTCGGGGTACTCGATCTGACCCGGGACGCCCGCATCGGCGACCTGGGTGTTGTCCTCGCTCTCGGCGTTCTCCTCGGCCAGGTTCGTGTTCTCAGTGTGGTCACGCTCGCGGGCGCGTTCCTTGTCGCTCATGTCTCCATCCTCACTTTGGTGGCTAGTCACTACAGTGTCTCCTGCCAGACGATGTGTACCTCTCCACAGCGCAGGTTCGTCGTCATGGAGCTGACCGCGGAGTAGTCCTCAGGGAACGCAGTGGCCTTGGCTGGGTCCTTGCCATCCAGCCCCAGGCCCTTGATCGACTTGTTCAGGTTGTTGTTGTAGGACGCAGGCAGATCGAACCACTTGGCCTGGCCCTTGGCCAGGGTTCCGAGCTTGGTGGTCTCGTTCCGGACGATCCCGATCCCCGCCGCAGGCAGGTTGCTGGTCGAGGCGTAGCTGGTCCAGAACAAGTAGACGTTGGCATTCGCCTCTCCGTCGTCATCCTCACGGATCACGTAGATCTGGGAGCTCTTCACCGTGATGTGCTCCGAGCCAGAGGTCTGGGCACCGATCGAGTCCACGAACTGGTTGCCGTAGAACCACAGTCCTGTCGAGTTCGGGTTGCGCTGCTGGACCAGGTTCCCGGAGTGGAACCCGTCCGTGAGCCAGGAGCCGGAGGCACTCGGCTGGAACCGGGCCTCCTTGATCACGATGTTCGGGGCGTCCACCGCAGCCTTCGGCACCTTGATCGAGGTCTCGGTCGCCACGCTCCAGTTATCGTCCTGGTCCAGGCTCCAGCCGGTGAAGAAGTAGGTCTTGTCCCCGGTGATGATGGTGCCCGGACTCGCGTTGCGTGGCCACTGCTTGTAGGCGTAGACGGAGGTGTCCTTGTGCGGGCCGAAGGCGTTGTAGCGCCACTCGCTCCACGGCTCGCCCGGGTAGGTGGAGTCCACCTTCGAGGTCCAGGTGCCGCCGAACTGGGTGGTAGGTGCCTTGCCGTCGTAGGTGGTCAGCACCCGAGTCAGCTGCGCGTCCGGGTCGTTGGCAGCTCCGGGCAGCCGTACTCCCACCCTGATCCACCGAGACACCAGCCTCGCCCCGTTGCGGTCCTCGTAGATCGACAGCGTGATCTCCGGCGGGTTCGGCGGAGTGATGTCGTACTCGTAGGCCTTGACCCAGACCCCCGAGCGCTTCACCCAGGCCTGCCCGACCGCCGTCCAGACGTCGTTCTTCTGGACGTAGGGGCGCTGAGCCTGCACCCATACCCCGTCGACCTTCTGGTGGAGACTCACATCAGACCTTGAAGAAGACGTCGCCGTTGGCACCCGAGGCGTTGGTCGGCACCGTGGTCCCCGAGGTGATCGCGGGCACCGCGGGCGGGAACTTCACCCAGGCGGACCCGGAGTAGAACCACACCGAGTCATCGGCCTGGACGAACGCGAACATCCCCTCCTGGACCCCGGCAGCGGTGGTCGCGGTGTCCCGTGCAGCGGTGGTGGCGTAGACCCCCATCAGCCGCTTCTCGATCGCCTTCGCTATCGCGAGGAGGTCATAGGCGACGTTCGGATCCTCGTTGCCGTCCGGGACTACGCCCTTGATCTGCCCAGCGGGTGTGTCGACGTATGCCATGGCTTCCTCCTAGTCAGATCGTCTCATCACGGTCACGGCACTGTCGGGTCATCGGGCTGTGGCATCGATCCTGCGATCTCCTGCCGCTTCTGGTTCTCCTCCAGCTGGTGCCCCATCCGCAGCTGGTTCAGCTCAGCCTCCTCCACGTAGGTGACCACGTTGCGCCGCAGCCACTCCTTGTAACGGGCGACCGCCTCGGCCTGGGTCATGTTGGGCCCGAACGCAGCGATGATCCGGTCCGCCATCGCCTGGGGGACGGTGAGCGTGGGTAGTGCGGGCATGTCTCTCCTTAGGTCGGGTACTCGTAGATCTCCAGGAGCGCAGCGCGGGGGGCAGACCACTGGACGGTCGAGACACCAACTGCGCTGATGATCGTCGCCACGAAGTTCACCACCGTATTGTCTGCTCCGGTCCAGTCCAGGACCGCGAAGTCGGAGACCGTGATCGCCTTGGTGGCGGCACGGTGGTCGAGCTGCCCCTCACCGAAGGTCGTCCCTCCGGCCAGGACCAGACCGGCTCCGTACTTCATGAACGTCTGGCTCGTCGACGCGGCAGTACCGTTCGACACCAACGCCCGCCACTCCATCCGGTAGGACATCCCGGTCCGCAGCGAGATCGAGTTCAGGTTCCCGACAGCGAACTCCACTCCGAGCGCAGCCGTCAACGGACCCGTGGCCCTCCATCGGCCCAGGCAGATCGGAACCCGACTGGTCTGCAATCCGTTCGTGCCACCCGAGAACGGACCCATCTTCCACACGCCACCGCCCTGGAGGTTCCAGACCGGGTTGCTGCTGCCATCGAGAGCAGCACTCTGTATCTTGCCCGAGGTCACCGGGCCCCAAGCCGTGATCGCCGGAGGGTTGCCACCAGTGGTCGGCAGGGTGTCCCGCAGCACCGTAAGCAGGGCCTTGTTGGCACCGGTGAACGGCGGCACCCGCTTGAAGTCGGTGGGAGCCGGAGTAGCCCCACGCGCGACGTAGAAGGTCAGCGAGTCCGGGTCGTTGATATCTCCTGGGTCATCAGGGATCGGGACCGTGGAGGTCAGCCTCATCCAGGAGCGCTTGACCAGGGCGACGCTGGTGGAGATGATTCCCGACCTCGCGGTCTCGTACGTGGCGTAGTCGCCTGTGTCCCCACCGGTGTCCGAGTCGTTGTTCAGACGCCAGGTCTGGACTGCCTTGACCGGGTTGGTGGCCAGGTCCGTGTCCTTGATCTGGGAGAAGTCGTAGACCAGCGTCTCGTCCCGATAGCCGAACCTGGTGCCGTCCCAGTGCAGACTGCACATCGGCTGAGAGGGTGCGGTGAACTCGTTCGCCAGTACCCGCACCCCCACGTTCGCTCCGGATGACTCGAAGCAGTACACCTGAGCCGCACCAGTAGTAGCGATCCACCACCGCGATGGTCCACCCAGGTCAGCAGCGGTCCCCACGATCCCGGATCCGTTCCGGTCAGCAACCAGTCGGTTCGTCTTCGCAGCCTCGTTCCACAGAGCGGTAGTGCCGAGGTTCGCGCCGGTAGTGCCGCTGAACTCTGTGACTCCCCACCCTTGAAGACCGTTCTGGAAGACCAGTAGGTTCGTCCCGTCGTTCCCGTACGTCGGGTCGAACGTGGAGTTCCCGCCGTAGTTCGACGACGGCTCGAACAGCCATCGATTGACATAGGTGAACCGGGATGCTCCCGGAGTACCAGTCCCGGTCCAGTGCCACTGGTAGCGGTACCACCGGTACTTCTGGGTGGTCCCGGGCACCTTCTCCGTGGTCTGGCACATCGTGTGCACCTCGGTGCCCAGCACCGTGAGACCGCCCTGACCGTTCTTGATCTCCGAGCGGACCGCCTTCATGTCGAAGCCGACCAGGCCGTCGAGGTAGCTGCCATCGCCCTGCCGGACCAGCTTCACGATCGTGGTCCCGTTGATGGACAGGAACGAGGTCGCGTTCTCGGCGGGCAGTGCTACCAGCCCACGCGGGTCCGTCCAGGTCGGGATCGCGTACTTCGGGTACTCACTGGTGATCTGCGGACCGTTCGAGGGCGGGGTGATCCCTGCCTGCACCACCATCGAGGAACCGGTGGCGATCTCGTTCGTGGTGCCGGTCATCTTGAAGTTGCCGCTGATGTTCAGCGCAGAGGCGGTCAGCTCGCCCTTGAGCACCATCCCAGCTCCGGTGGCTGGAATCGTGGATATGCCCAGGGGTCCGGTCACCTGGATCCCGCCGGTGGGGTCGATCGTGATCCCGGTGCCCACCGCCAGTGAGCCACCCACGATCACCGTGGCCTTCATCTCCCCGGTCTGGATCATGCTGGCGTTGATCGCGGTGCTGTTGAGCTGGTCCGCCGTGATCGACTTGGCGGCCAGCGCGGTCGCCGCCAGCGTCCCGTCCACCACCATGTCACCAGAAACCAGCACCGTGGCGAAGATCCGCAGGCCCGCACCGCCGTGGTTGGCGAACAGGATGAAGTCGTCGGTCCCCATCACAGGCTGGTTGTCGGACTGCTCGATCAGGGGAGCGCCAGCGTTCCAGCGGTAGATCACCCAGCTGTTGGCGGTGCTGCCCAAGGGCACCGAGAGCGTGATCCCACCGTGCTTGATCGTGAACGCAGGCCACGAGATCGTCCCGGCCACCACGTTGTCGGTCAGAGTGGGGATCGGGGTCATCTCCCACAGGGTGTTCAGGGTCGAGGCCAGCCCGGAGATCTGCCCGACGTTGAGTGAGTTCACGTCGATCCGGGCCGAGTTCAGGAAGCCGGTGTTGATCGACGTGGCATCCAGGGTCGCGATCGTGGCGCTGGTGAGTTGTTGTGCTGTCCAGGTGTTGCCCGTGGAGATGCCGGTGCCCACCGTGCACAGGTACTGCCCCGTGACCGTGTTACCCGTGCGTACCCACCAGATGTCACCAGGGATGCCTGGGCTGGTGGTGGTCGGAGCAGCCGCACCGTAGTTGACCTTGTTCTTGCCGTTCGCAGAGGTCTGCGCCAGAGATGCCTTCGAGTCCGCAGCACCAGCAGCGATCAGCGCGTCGTCTCCCGCAGTGACCTCGGTGATCGCCACATTCGCGATCGCCTGCTGACTGGGCTGGGTCAGCGGCGCGTAGTTGGTCAGCATCGCGATCTTGACCTTGGCGGTCGGCATCGGGAACTGAGTGGTCGCTGCGAACGGCTGTCCAGACGTGTGAGCGCCCTTCAATGTCCGGTTGCTGTAGTGCGTCCAGGTCGGCTGCCCAACCTGGTTGTTCACCATGTACATGTAGCTGCCGCCGGAGTACCCGTTCGACACAGGTGTCCCAGCTGCGACTACTGGTCCTGCCCACGGCACTCGCAGCGTGATCACGTTCCCGGTGATCCCGCCCGAGGCGTAGATGTCGGAGTACCAGTTCCGGGAGTAGGTGTTCGCTGGCCACGCCTTCCCGCCCGGGTCCACGTAGTCCCAGGTGATCAGCGACCGCTGCCAGGTGTTCGCCGCAGCGCCGTTGTACCAGCTCGCCGAGGAGGTCAGTGTGATCGTGGTCGCGCCCGGGTTCAGAGCTGTCGCCAGTGTGGTCAGCGTCCCGGTCTGCGCCCCGTACTGAGTCGGGTTGACCGCCAGCCCGTAGGCGTCGTAGGGGTAGAAGCCGATGTAGCAGTTCGCCTGCCCGGTCACCTGCCGGAAGTCACACGAGAGCTCATACACCTTGCTCGGGTCGACCGGGATCAGCTCATCGTTGAACCGTGCACTCTGACCAGTTCCACTAGGGAAGTAGAACGATCCGGTGGCTCCGGTCGGCGCATCCGTGCTGGTGAACGTCAGCGGTGAGAAGTTCGTGTTGTTACCCAGCGCACCAGACCCGTTGGTGACCAGGTTGGCCCCGCGCGACTGCACGTAGGACTGCATGTCCGTGGTGGCCTTGGCTATCGACCCTGGTGTGTTGTATGCAGTGATCTCCTCCGCCGTGGAGGGACGGACCGAGAACTGGTCGAAGATGATGTCCTTCGCGGTGACCGACCCGGCCTCCATCAGCGAGTAGCCGCCACACAGGAACGGGTCGATCCGGACAAAGGCCCCAGACAGCACGGGACGCTGGATCGTCTTCGTGTACCGATACCACTGCCCCAGGGTCGGGGTCACCCCAACAGGGAACGAAGCCGACAACGGGACGTAGACCACTTTGAACGACACGTCCTGAGTCCACCGGATCATCCCACCCGCACCCTGCAGGTCGCCCGACACGAGCATGAAGTCGAAGGTCAGAGTGATGTACTCCAGGTTCGGCAGCGTCGACCAGGCACCACCGACATTGGTCGTGATGTACGTCTGAGTGACCGGAGCGACCACGAACCGGACCGCGCACGGAGGAGTCCGAACCAGAGTGGTCTCCCTGGTGAAGGTGCTCCCAGCTGGGACCGACTGACCGGTCCATCCATCAGGTCGGGGGTTCGCGATCGGCCAGGCAGCGAAGATCGGGTTCGAGCTCAGCGAGTCCTGCTGCAGCGCGTTGTTAGCCGCTGTCTGAGCGGTAGCCGCGTTCAGCAGCGCGTTGGTGGAGTCGGTCACCGCGGAGGCGAGGTCCGGGATGTCGGTCTTGGACCACACCCGCAGCTGACCGGACACCTGGGCCGAGGCTGCAGCCGCCCCGATGTTGTTGGCCTCGATCACCTTGAAGTAGTAGGTGGTCCCGCGCACGAAGGCCGCTCCACCGTTCTGGGCGGTGATCAGCACGTTCTGGTTCCGGGTGTTGGCCAGCACCACCGTGGTCGGGCCAGGGACGAAGTTGGTGGTGGTGGAGCAGTGGTAGGTGAGGTTGGAGTAGATGTCGATCGGCCCGGTCTGCACTACGAACCCGTTGTCCTGTGGAGTCAGGGTCAGCGCAGGCGAGGCAGGAGGAGCAGCAGAGGCACCCGGCAGTCCAGGCGGACCCGTAGGACCGGTCGCTCCCTGCGGGCCCTGGATCAGCGACCACTCATACGGGGGTCCTGGTGTGCTCTGCTCCACCGCCGTGCTCTGGTTGTAGGCCAGTCCCAGGTAGGTCTTGCCTACCGGAGAGTCGCTGATCCCCGCCCCCGCGGCACTGTCTGCGTACTTGATCCAGGTATAGGTAGGTTGTCCGTTTGCCCCAGCGGGCCCGGCCACGCCCGTGTTCCCCTGTGGACCTTGGATCAGGCTCCACTCGTAGTCGGTGTAGACCGAGGACTCGGTGGCGACCGTCTTGTTGTAGGCGATGCCCATGTAGGTCTTACCGGCGGGTAGATCGTTCATGCCGGTGGTGGGAGTGTCCGCGTACTTGACCCAGGTGTAGAGCTGAACGCCGTCAGCACCCTTCGGTCCCTGGACTCCCTGAGAGCCCTGGGGGCCCTGGATCAGCGCCCACTCATAGTCGGTGGTCACCGTCGACTCGACCTGGGTGGTCTTGTTGTATGCGATGCCGATGTAGGACATCCCGACCGGGGAGTCGTTGATCCCCGCGCCGGTGATGCTGGTCCCGTACTTGATCCAGGTGTACGTGGGCAGGCCGTTGGCACCGTTCGGCCCCTGGATCCCCTGAGTTCCCTGAGGCCCTTGGATCAGGCTCCAGGTGTAGTCGCCATAGACGGTCGACTCGGTAGCAGAGGTCTGGTTCTGGGCCAGGCCCATGTAGGTCTTGCCGACAGGGCTGTCGTTCATGCCCGTGGTAGGCGAGTCCGCATACTTCAGCCAGGTGTACCTCGGCGTTCCATCAGCGCCAGCCGGGCCCTGGATGCCCTGGGATCCGGTCGACCCGGTGAAGCCGATCGACCAGGAGAAGACCTGAGTGAAGGTCTTCCCGTCCGCGGTGATGGTCAACGGGATCGTGCCGGTGGGTCCGGTCAGGGCGGTGGTGACATCGATCGTCAGCAGTGGAGAGGTCCCGGGCGTCACCGTGAGCGTCATCCCAGTGACGGGAGAGGGCTGGCTCAGCACAGCGGGGATCTGGGTCGCGCCCTTGTAGACGATCACGTTGGTGGTCGCAGCACCGGTCTTGGCCACCGCTGTGGTGGTGGTACCGGCGAACACCTGGGCCTGGTTGGTGAGCAGCACCGTGTAGGCGTCCGCGCCCGCGGCACCAGTCCCTCCCGTGGAGCCCGTGCTCCCGGTCGCGCCATCGCTGACCTTGGCCACCGTGAGCGTGTCGGAGATGCCGGAGGCGATGTTGGTCATCCGAACCGCGATCGTCTTCGCGGTCATCGTGGACCCGGTGATGGTGACCACGTTCCCGGTCCTGGCCAGCCCTGCGGGCTTGGTCGGGTCCACCACGAAGGCAGCCCCGTCCGAGCTGTACTCCCACTTGTCGATGGTGGTGTTGAGCGCGGTACCAGTGACCGTGACCGAGGTCGGGGTGATCGCTCCACCCACAGCCACGGCCATCACCTGTGAGGTGGCCGTCAGCGCGATCGCGGGCGCATTGACCCCAGCCGGTCCCTGCGGGCCCTGGGGACCGAGGATCAAGGACCACTCGTAGTCGGTCGTGGTGTTCGACTCCACCGCCGTGGTCTTGTTGTAGGCGATCCCGATGTAGCTCATGCCCACGGGCGAGTCGTTGATGCCTGCACCCAGGGACGAGGTGGCGTACTTGATCCAGGTGTAGGTGGGCTGGCCGTTCGGTCCGATCGGACCCTGCACACCCTGCACGCCCTGAGCTCCGGACGGTCCCACGATCAGCGACCAGTCGTAGTCGCCGTAGAGCGAGGACTCGGTAGCCGTGTTCTTGTTGTAGGCCAGACCCATGTAGGTCTTCCCGACCGGGGAGTCGTTCATCCCTGTGGTCGGGGTGTCTGCGTACTTCAGCCAGGTGTAGAGCTGGACCCCATCGGCACCCTTGGGGCCTTGGATCCCCTGTGAGCCCTGCGGCCCCTGGATGAGAGCCCACTCGTAGTCCGTGGTGATCACGGACTCCGCAGCCGAGGTCTTGTTGTACGCGAACCCGATGTAGGTCTTCCCCACCGGAGAGTCGTTGATCCCAGCTCCTGTCACCGAGTCCGCGTACTTGATCCAGGTGTAGCGAGGCTGTCCATCAGCACCAGCAGGACCGGCCACGCCGGTGTTGCCCTGTGGTCCCTGGATCAAGCTCCAGTCGTAGGCTCCGTAGGAGGTCGACTCGGTGGAGTTCGCCTGGTTGTAGGCGATGCCCATGTAGGTCTTCCCCACGGGTGAGTCCGACATCCCGGTGGTGGGCGTGTCGGCGTACTTCAGCCAGGTGTAGAGGGTCGCACCGTTGGGACCAGCCGGACCCTGGATGCCCTGGGAGCCAGCCTGTCCGGGAGGCCCCTGCGGTCCCTGGATCAGTGACCACTCGTAGTCGGTGGGGACGGTGGACTCGGCAGGGGTCGTCTTGTTGTAGGCGAAGCCGATGTAGGGCTTGGTCCCGGGCAGGTCTACCAGCCCAGCACCTGCCGCAGTATCTGCGTACTTGATCCAGGTATAGGTGGGTTGTCCGTTCGATCCGGCTGGACCCTGAATACCGGTGTTGCCGACAGGGCCCTGGATCAGGGACCAGTCGTAGTCGGAGTACAGCACCGACTCGGTGGCGGACGCTTTGTTATACGCGATGCCCATGTAGGTCTTGCCCGCGGGGAAGTCGCTCATCCCGGTCGTAGGGGTATCCGCGTACTTGAGCCAGGTGTACAGGCTCTGCCCGTTGGTGCCAGAAGGGCCTGGAATCCCCTGCGACCCCTGTGACCCAGGAGCACCAGCGTTGCCGGTCAGCAGCACCGGGTTGCCGACTGTGACCGCCCCACTGCCCTTGGTGGTGGTGGTCCGGGACCAGATGAAGGTGCCAGGGGTACGGATCGGGGTGTTCTGCGACCAGCCCGAGGTAGGAGCTACCGTCTCCGAGGTGTGCACCACGTACTCCACCAGCGTGGTCACGATCGCGTTGTCAGCCGCTGCCTGGGCGTCTGCGATCGTGCCATCGCGCACGACGGCCCAGGTCAGGGGCGTAATCGAGGAGCAGTAGTAGGGCTTGTTCTTGTCATCAGTGTCGTACCAGAGATCCCCAAGCCGACCCACCGCAGGCTGTGAGGTCTGGTAGTAGGCGGTGATCTTGCCGTCTGCGGTGGTCTGGGCGCTCTGTGCAGCCTGCAGGGCAGCGGTCACCTGAGTGTCGGTGATCACCACCCAGTCGGTTCCAGACCAGC